CGCGTTGAAAGCAAGCGGAAACTATACTGTTGATTGGGGTGACGGCTCAGCACCAGAAAACGTAGCTGCAGGCATCAAGGCTGAACACCAATTTAACTACGCTGATGTCTCAGGAACGGTGACGATCAACGAGCTTACTTACAGACAAGCCATCATCACGGTTGTTCCGCAAGTTGGTCAGAATTTTACTAGCCTAAGTTTACATCAAGCACATTCTGGCTGCGGACAGTCAAGCGGACACCCATGGGACACGCCGTGGTTGGACTGGACGGTGAACTCACCTAACCTAAGCGTGCTGACAGTTGCAACTAACTTACCAGATGCTTCTTTAGTGACTGTGTTTAATCGCACAGAGCAAATCACTGTCGGGGAAAACGTCATAGTCACGTTAGAGGGTGAGTTTGGTTCATACGAAAACTTGTTTAGAACACACTCGCTTGCTTCATTTGTAAGCGGTGATTTCCCAGCCTTAACATCCGTAAACAAAGCGTGGCTTTATTGTCGTGCTTTGAGATCTTGGACCGGCGGTAACTTTCCAGAGTTAATAAACGCTGATTCAGCGTGGTCTAATTGTCTCAATTTACAAACATGGGTTGGCGATGATTTTCCAGCCCTGACCAGCGCAATTAACTCATGGAAAGAATGCGTAGCTTTGCAATCATGGACAGGCGGTGATTTCCTAGCTCTGACTAACATAAGCGAAGCGTGGTACGATTCACTCAATTTACAAACATGGACCGGAGGTGATTTCTCGGCTGTGACTAACTTATCAAATGCGTGGGTTTACTGCTACTCATTACGATCATGGACAGGCGGTAATTTCTCGGCTGTGACTAACTTATCAGCTGCGTGGTGGAATTGTTACTCGTTACAATCATGGACCGGTGGTAATTTTCCAGCCCTGACTGATGTATCATATGCGTGGAACGGATGTCTCATATTACAATCATGGATCGGGGGTGACTTTCCAGCACTGACTAACATGAACTATGCGTGGTTTGGTTGCTACGCATTACGCTCATGTGTCGGTGGTGATTTCTCAGCTGTGACCGATGCAGCTGATCCATGGTTATACTGTTTTTCTCTTCAAAACATAACAGGACCTACCGGCATCACAGCTGACTTTTCAGTTGCTAACTGTCAACTTGGTCGGGCGGCGCTTGTGACTATCTTTAATGCTCTCGGTACGGCCGCTAAGACAATCACCGTCACTGGCAACTACGGCGTTGTTGCGCTGACTGGACCTGACCTGGCTATCGCTACAGACAAAGGATGGACGGTTGTAACTTAACAAACGGATGTGTTCAGATGAAATTTAATCAAATTTTAGAGCTTGCATACCCTAAGAACTTAGGTGTCATGGAGATGTTCAAGTTTTATCAGCTTGCATCTAAAGCTGAAAAAGACCAGATGCAAGCTTTGATTAACAAGAACGATTTTAACGCGTGTTGGGAGCTCCTTCAGCGAGTCACTGGTGTCAAGTTAGCGCCTGTGAATGAGTCGATCTCAGCGGTTAAAAACTCGATTCAGATCACGACCCAGCATGACCGAAGCGCTTCTACGATTGACTCGATCTCAACATATTTTAAGAAAGTCCCATATCACACTGCGCTCCAACATAACGAGATCTACTCGATCTTAAACTACATCAGCACGCCTGAGACCATGAAGCTGCTAACATCTCTCAAAGGACGTGGTCCTTACAATGTCTCAGCGGAACAGCTAGATAGATTTCTAACACAAGTAACTGATGCATGTGCTGGGTTGATCAAGCGGTTGAACCCAGAGGTCATCATCTACTCAGCATCGACATCACCTTTGATAGGTGGGTTTGTCTCACATCTTAAAGAAACTCATCCTAAGATTAAAGTTGCGAGCGAAGCTTTCATCAAGAAGAGCCTTGCTGGCGCTGATGTCAAAGCCGTGCTTAACACAGAGCATCCAGAGTGGACGAAGTTTGCTGATGAGAACCCGAAGGCTGTCTTGCAGCTCAAGCAATCTTTGAAACATCATCTAGAGAGCGGCGAGCTTGAGCTAAAGAAGCTTTATAAGCCGTACCTCAAGTTCATCAAGAACTTTATCCAGCTTAAAGACGTGTCTGACACCATTGACGTTGTCAACGAGAAGAGAGTGCTTATAGTCGATGACGTGCTCTCGACAGGCACGACAATTCGTGAGATGATTCGTCAGATCGAAGAGCTTGAACCTGCTCAAGTTTCTACCTTGACTATCTTCAAGCGAACTAACTTAGTATCAGTTTCGAGGATGATTCCTGTTGCAAAAAATGTTACAGGACATGAAATTTGATATAAAATTTTCTTGTACCGATTGATACACGGTACAGTCTCCTGTCAAGACCTTTGCCCCGCTTCGGCGGGGCATTTTTTGCATGTTTACATCGTGAATGTTTTATGATACCATGGTCAACATGGAACCTGTCTTTGAGTTTAAGGCTGACACGACGACTAAGTTAAACGAGTCAGCTTTTGGTTTTACACCAGGAGCTACGACGATCAGCGTGAGTTGTCTTACTTGTCCTTATCCGGTCAGGTGGGGCATCAGCCTTGGGTTGTATCCAAAAGCTAGCCTCTTGAATCGCTTGATCATGGCTATTGAAAGCGGTGATGTGCTAAGCAACCCTGAAGTAAAAGCTGATGTTAACGGTGACCTGTACATAGCAACTGATATCAATGTGTTTGGTTTTACTTTGGAGTCTGATCTTACTCGTTTAGGATACTAGATGACACGCTCTGATGATGACTTGAAAATCAAAGCACAAGCAACAGCAAATGCTTTTGCTAAAGCATACAATGAAAAACACGGCTCGAAGATTCCTCTTCCTGTCGAGCTTTCATTCGAGCTTGAGCTGTCTAAACCTCGCACGGCTGGGCTCGCTATAGGCTCTCAGCGGATCGAGATCAACATGACGTTGTATCGTGACCACGCACTTGACTACCTCAACTGGGTAATTCCGCATGAAGTAGCTCATCTCGCCCAAGTCTCCCTTAGCATGGAAGGGGGCGATCATGGCCCGCAGTGGCGTAAGCTGATGGAGAGCATGTTTCGAAAGACACATAAGACCCATAACATGGACACGAAGAAAGCTATCGCTGTCTATGAAGCCCATAAAGTCGCGTCTAAGGCTTTGCGTAAAAGGAAATAACCATGACATCAAACTACAAGTCAAACTACAAGTCTTTCGGTCTTCAGTGTGCTAGCGGGTGGAAGAGTCTCTACGAACCGCTGATCGATGAGGTTACTCGGCTAGACGGAGAAGTTCTTCAAGTCAAAGAGAAGTTTGCCGGCTTGAGGTTCTACTACTCAGTGCCAGCGACGATCTCGAAAGAAGTTCATGAACAGCTGACCAAGAAGGTAGCGGCAGCTGAAGACAAGAGCTTTGAGATCTGTGAAGAATGCGGTGAACCAGGTCAGCGCGCTGGCAAAGGGTGGATTCGCACTCTCTGCGAGAAACACGCAAAAGAGTGGGACCGATAAATTTACCTCTGAGAGCTTAGTAAGTATAATGTTCTTCTTTACTCAGGAGAACTTTATGCTCAACGCAATCCCAGTTATCGGTTGGCTGATCAGCTTTATCCTCTCGGTCTCGCTTGCAATTCCGTTTTATTTTATCTGGAATCACCTAGCATCAACATACTTTTACTTTCTGCCTGAGGTCTACTTAAACCTTCCGTTCTGGGACACAGTAGGGCTCTTCATGATCATCCCAATCTTGAAGTTCATGCTCGTCCCTAAGTTTGGCGGCAGCTCAAGCAGCAGCTCAACAGGAAAGAAAGACAACTAACGTGGCAAAGCATATCTCTTTTCCAAGCATTGAACAGTATCGTAACGTTGTCAAGACGGTGCAAGAGCGTTGTCGTTTTCACAACGTTCCGCTGCCGAAGCTTGTGTTTCACGGCACGATCAAGCTGCATGGAACAAACTCATCAGTTGTGTTCAGTGATCATGAGCTGTGGGCTCAGTCACGCTCTCAGGTGATCACGCTTGAAGCAGACAATGCTGGGTTTGCTCGTTTCGTAGAGGAGAGCCGTGCGGACCTTCAAGAACTCTGCATAGTAGCGTTAGACATCACTCACGCTATGGATCCTAGAAGCATAGTGATTCTCTACGGAGAGTGGTGCGGTAAAGGGATTCAAAAAGGTGTAGGCATCTCACAGCTCGATCATAAGAGGTTTGTCATCTTCGCGATTCGAGTTCTCGCGCCGCCTGAGCAAGAGTCTGGCGGCTGGCTTGATCCGTCAGTAGTTAAGATGATTTACCAAGAAGTCAAGATGTTTCGTGAGCTAGAAAACATCGATTGCATCGAGCTTTACAAGACATGGGAGCTCGAGATTGATATGTCTTTCCCTCAAGCTAAGCAAAACCTCTTAGGTGAGCTTACGTTAGAGGTAGAGCAAGAATGTCCTGTTGCAGCTGTGCTCGGGATCAAGGGAGTCGGCGAGGGGATTGTTTGGAGATGCACCAGCGTCGATGCTCCTATTCGCGTTGATGACTTGATCTTCAAAGTAAAAGGCGAGAAACATTCTGACACAAAAGTAAAGGTCTTAGCGGCTGTTGATCTCGAGAAGGTGCAAAACATCAAAGAGTTTGTCGAGAAAGTCGTGACCGATCATCGGCTAGAGAAAGGCATAGATCACCTGAAAGCATCGACGCTTGATGTTGACGTGAAGAACACTGGAGAGTTCTTAAAGTGGGTCGGAACAGACGTGATGAAGGAAGAGATCGAGCTTATGACCGAGAGCGGCCTTGATCGCAAGTCAGTGATGGGTGAGGTCAACAAGACCGCTCGTCAGTGGTTCATGACATATTGCAACGAGAATTTATGAAATCTCCGTTCACAGTAGGTGTCATTCGTTACTTACGGCCTAAGCGCTTCAATGAAGAGGTTAAGCTTACACATGACAACTTAGGTGGCATAACTTTTGCTATCACGATCGATCACATGAACTCGAGGTTATGGGTCGCGTGGTCGATCTGTAAACACGATGATAACTTTAGCAAAGAGCTTGGTCGAACTCAAGCGTTTCACCGGTTGCATCAAGGAAAGTTTATCGTCTTAGCATATGACAAAGACAGTGACTTGCTTTCTAACATCGTCAATCAAGTCAACTCCAAAGCCGTCATCAGCTCAACAGTAAGTGCTGATAATCTTCGAACGCTGAGCAAACAAATTCAGATATGTGATGAGCGACATATCAGCTCAACAGTTTGCTCAAGCATCGTTGACAGTCATCGATCTATCTAAGTAGCAGCTGCCGCTTCTGACTTGCTCATCAAGTCAAGTCCTTCGATCGTTCCTTTGTCGTTATACTTGACCTTGTACATGATCATCTCTGAACGGTTTGATGACCAGCTTCCTGACTGTTGCAAGCCTATCTCATGCACAGTTAAACCTAGACCTTGAAGCTTTAAGAAAAACATGATCTTGCTAGGAGGAGTCATGTCTGCAAGCTCACGGTCCAAAGTTTGAATTCTGTGTTCACCTTCTTCTTTTGTTAGCTCCTTAGCTTCGACTTGAGCTTCGATCTCACGAGCCTTGTCACGATATGCTTTCTTAATGTTCCATAGCTCTTCACCCTTTTCTGCAACGTGAAACTCGATGTACGGGAGATCACTCTCCCACATCTTCTCACCCTTTTGAGCCGCGATCAGCTTGTTAAACCTAAGGTTGCGCTCATCATAAAAGTTGTAGACAAACTGCTTCCCGCCGACTGTAAGCTTAAACTTGTCGTGAAACTTACCAGCTAAGATCAGCTTATGAAGATCAGAAGCTGAATCAATAGTAACAGCTTCCTCGTTAGCTTTCTTAGTGCGAAGCTTGTCAGCGCGGTCAATAAGCGTTTGTTTTAGCTCATTCATGTATTTCTTATAAGCCGGCGGAACATAAGTTCGATCTTTGATAGCATCGAACTGAGACCTCTTAAACGCTTTCTTGACATAGAGATTTTCTTCGTCTCGAGGAATAGAACCTGCTCTCTGTTCCTTACGTTCTTTGTGAAGCGCTTCACGCTCTGGATCAGCCGTGATGCCGATGTACTTTACTTCAGCTTCTTTGTTGCCTAGCTCAAGCCTGACGAACTCGATCAGGTGAGAGATCCACTCAGCTGTTCTTTGCTTTGACTGACCGACGATAGCACCCTTGCTCAGGTCATAGCCGCTGATCGTGTTACGCCCTGACTTGAATGAGGCCTTAGTGAGCTTTTCTAATGCTTCGGCTTCGAGCCGTTCACGAGAGTTCACTAGCTGTTTAGCGTGTGATGCTGGTTCGTTTACTTCTTTCATCTTGCGAGCATTTTCTTCAGGCGTGTCATATTTTTTGTTGTTATTGATGTAGTTGATAGTATCAGCTTTCTGCTTCATTGCGTGCCTGACCACGTCTGTTTCTGAGATGTCTTTTGCCGCCATCTCTCGAATCTTAGACGAGATGCCGAAAGAAAATGTTGTTACGTGTGTTTTGCTATCAGATTGCTTGAAAAGCAAACCTACTTGTTGACCGGCTACCTCGATGATCAACGCTTTGATCTCTTTTGTCGTCTTGAACAAGTCAAGCATCTTGTACGGTGTTGTCGTCGCAGCAATTCCTGGAAGAGCTTTTAACTGAGATCCTGTGCCAAAGCCAGCTTGCAGCGTTGATCGCTTTGGGTCTTTATAAGAAAACTTATAATAGCGATCAACTTGTGTCAACAGCAAACGTTTTAAGCCAGCATCAAGCGAGTTGAGGTTGCCCATTCCCTTGAGATTTGGGTCACGCCGTGCTTCGTCTAACAAGTTAAAGTATTCTAGGAGGAGAGAACTCATGTAAACCTCTTAACAGTGATGATATTTACCAAGCAATGAAGACGAAACAACTAAACAACGGCCGACATAGACGGCCGTAGTAAATATCTCATAAGAGACTCTTCGAGGTAGACATATGGGTGCTTTAAGCCAACTAGCAAATGCTGTAGACACTGAAGGTCGAGAGCTCGCGCCAAACACGGTGCGCTTAAGCCCGACGTCAATCAAGATTACATGGAAAATTCCTGCTGATCCATCGGTCTATAACGGAGCGCTTGTGCTTGCTTCACCGGTGATGCTCAACGCTTCAACTTTTCCGACAAACAGTGTTCGCTACACTGCTTCCGCATCATGGTCAAACCCAGCAGACATGATAGGACAAGCTCATGTTGTAGGGGCTTTCTATGATGACTTGACGACAAACACCGTCACTATCACAGACCTTGATTCTGATGCGCCTATCTACATAGCTGTCCACTTAGCAACAGAGATCTACACATACTTCTCTGAAGGTATCCGTGCTTACCCTGACGACGGTCTCTCGATAGCTTGGGCTGGTCGAGTACCGAGCAGCTACGGCCCACCTACAAACCCAGTCGTCGGTCAGGTCTATTACGACCCAGACCAGAAGATGATGTATGTCTGGGACGGTGCTGCTTGGCTCACGACTAAAGAGCAGACTTGTCCTACCGGCTCGGTTGACCCAGTCCCGCCTATCTCGACGGACCCGAACTCACCTAACTACCCGATCGACTATGTCGGCTCAGCGAGAGCGGCTCTGCCTCCTGACTGGCCGCATCTAGGAAACTTCTTCTACAACACGACGACGCGCTTGCTTAAGACGTGGACAGGCGTTGACGGCAATGACGCCAACGGCAAGTGGTACTCTGATGTTGAGACGAAGCGAGGCGAGCCTACATACGGTGAGCAAGACGTCGGCACGACCGGTGAGCCGTCGGCTCGCGCGACGATCAAGAACATCCTCAAGTATCAGCTCGGCTATCCGCAAGTCTGTGTCGAGCTAGTCGAAGAGCATTTTGACATCGCGCTTAACAACGCTCTTCAAGAGATTCGTCGAAGAGTTGACACGGCTTACTATAAGCAGTACTTCTTCATGACGATCATGAGACAGCAAGATGTGTACTACCTTAATGATCGAACATTGGGGTTAGACCACGTTGTTGACGTGTTGAAGATTCATCGACTTAACATGCTTGGCTTGGTCAACTGGGGTCCTGATAACCTCTATGCCCAGCAGTTCTTAAATCAGTTTTATGCACCAGGCGTCGGCTATGACTTGGTGTCAATTCACCTGATCCACTCGCTCTCTGAGCTCTACTCGCAGCTGTTTGCGGGTGAGATAGCTTTCAACTGGCGCGAGGCTCGTCGTGAGATGCGAATTTACCGTAGCTTTGGTCATAACGAGAAGGTGCTGCTCGAGTGCTCGATGGAGAAGCCAGAGCAGGAGATTCTCGTTGACCGTTGGATGCAGCAGTGGATTCAACAGTGGGCCGAAGCTGAGCTTATGATGATCTTAGCAAACATCCGCGGGAAGTTTGCCTCTCTGCCAGGTCCGGGTGGGGGTCTTCAGCTTAACGCATCAGAGCTTCGTGCTGAAGGTCAACGCTTGCAAGAAGACTGCTTGAGGCAGATTAAAGACTATGAAGTAGGACAGAACGGTCCTGAAAATTGGTATCCGCCGTTCATCATCGGATAATGAAGCTAACTGAAGTTCTCAGAGAAGTACCTGACCCAGGTCCTCATCCTAAGGTATCCTGGACGATATTTAATAGAGCATTTGATGATCTTATCTTGAAGAGTCTTAGGTATAACAGCTCGAATGATAAGCAAACAATAGAACCAATCATCAGCCACAACTTACGTGTCATTGGTCGGTATCATTTTGACAGTCTTGATCAGATAGATAACGCTCTCCACGGTGATGACTTTAATGAGCTTTCTGATGCTATTTTTCGCGCGTTGATTCAAGTTACACATAAAATTATAATTGATGCTAAGTCTAACTCTTTTCTCGGAACTAGCTGGGAGCTCAAGTCAGTTATCGATCACACGGATTCTGTGCCTATCACATATAGAGAGCTGAGAAACTTGATTGAAGCTGGTTGTAAAGGTTTTATGGTCTGGTCTGAGCAAAAAACCAAGCATGACAGATATCAGATGCAGCTTAAGTACAAAAAGATTTCAAGCGAATCAGAACATCTTCTTCAAGACTTAAAACATGAGATAACTCAACATTTTGATGAAGCTATAGATTATAAGCTTAAAGAATTGAAAAAAAATCCACGACCGTTTGATTTGTTTTCGGCCACCTCTACCGGTATTGTTGAGTTCGACGTTGCGAGCTTTAAAACTTCAAAGGACCTGTTAGCATGGATTTTTTCACACGCTGATACTCCTAAAAAGCTACAAGGGGTTTATCAAGACTTTTATTATTGGGTCATCAGCCATGAAGAGTTCGGAAGCACAGATCCAGAGGTGAAAACAGCGGCTCTTCACGCGATGTGGAAAGATGATGAGTTTAAGAAAAAAGCGCTTAAGCTGTTGAGTCCCTTTTTCAAAGAAAAGCTAAGAAAGGCAGCACATGGCTGATAAGCCGACTATTGAGAACTGTCCACCGCAGACCGACTGTGATGCGGTCCCTGATGTCACGTTTGCTTTTCCTGGGCCGACAGGACCTTATGTCCCTCCTGAGCTTTGTGTAGGTAAGGTTGATTATTCAACGTCTGAGTGTGCTGAGAGAGAAGCCGCATATGTAGCAAGCCTTCAAGCTGAAGCATTTAACATGGCTGCAGGACCAGTTAATGTTTTCCCGATGTTAGGTGTTCACAGCCAGGGTTCAACACAAGATCTCGTTAACTCAACCGGATATCCAGTCACGTCTGGTACTCCGTCAGGGTTCAACGCGCTTGACGCGTTCAATGTAAGCGGTGGTTCTTGGCGCTCTGTGCAGCAAGGTCAAGACGTGCTTACAACGCCTGCATACATAGGTTGGTCATTTGGCACGAAGAAAGCTTGGGAGAAGATCGGTCCTCCTCAAGAGCGATATCAAGTTCCTGCTCCTGTGCTTAAACAGATCGGTTCATTTAAGATAGCTCAAGGCATCGACCCGAACAACAGGGTGTTGCAAGTAAGAGTCGAATCCTCTGATGACGGGGTCACGTGGAAGCGCGTGGACATAGTCAACCTCCCTGACACTGATGCTCTAGTGAAGATCGGTGTCAAGGCATATGCTAAGCATAACATGTGGAGGCTCGTTCCTACTTTCTTTTCAAACGGAGTAGCTTCAAACTCACAATGGGAGGTTGCTCAGCTTCAACTGCTTGAAGAGACAGCGGTAGAGCTTGACAACATCGAAGACTTCTTCCTCTTAGAGAACCGAGACCGTGCATACTGCCGCACGTCTGTCGGAATCAAGTGCACATATGACTTGCTAGACGTACAGACAGAGCTTGCTAAGTTCGGCATCAACTTGCCGCAGACTTACATCTTCAACTGCAGCTTCGGCGTGATGGTTCAAACGCTTGGGCGGCCTATCGTCATCGGTGATATTCTTGAGCTCCCTGGCGAGGTCCAGTATGACCCAAACCTAAAGCCCGTGCGCAAATGGCTTGAGGTGACAGACACAGCTTGGAGCACAGAAGGGTACACGTATAACTGGAAACCTAACATCTTTCGTTTCTACGGCCAACCTATCCTACCTTCAGTTGAGCATAAAGATATCCTCGGCTTGCCTGGGGTTGTCAACACGCTACAGCCTGATGATGACGTGCTAGCAAACGGGTTCCTTCAAAACGACCAAGCATACAAAGCCTCTGAAGCAATCAAGCAAGACGCTGAAGACAACGTGCCTCAAACAGGTAGTGACCCACAAGATATCCGAAGCGGTAAAGCCTTGAGCAAGCCGCCTGGGTCTTATGACGGCACTGACCTCTATGTTCATGATGCGATCCCGCCAGACGGCATAGCTTACACGACAGGAGACACCTTGCCAGCTCTTAACACGTTAGCTGATAAAGCTTATCATCGTCAGACTTACACCATGCTCGCTCCTTCGCTACGGCCGCCTGATAGGTTGCTTCAGTGGGATGCTGGAATCCAACGCTGGCACGTCATCGAGATCAACCAACGGATGACTTATGAGTCACATAAGAAGACGATGGCTAAGATCATGGACTCGCCGCAGACGATGAAACCTGACGAGAAGCTATGAAGCTAGAAGCTCTCTTAGGAGCGACCCCTTTACCGCGACGACCTCGAGAGCCAGGAACGTTTGAGCTTACTGACTTAGACTGTTATGTTGATGAAGAAGTCTTGCGTGAGATTCTAAAAGATAAAAAACTAAGGTTGACGTTTCATCATGTCAAGATAATGGTGATCTTAATAGCCTCTAGTGTCATAGAAGCTCAGTATTCTTACATCGAGAACAAGTATAAAAACATTAACAGGAAGAAGCTGTCAAATGACAACGTCTCATCATTCCTCTATAATCCTCTCGACAAGCATATCTACGTAACTATTCATTATAAAGTAAATGAGCAGCAAGATCCTAGAGACATCCACGTTTCGTTTAAAGTAGGAAAAGGCGCTATATCGATGAAGATCATCGATGATGCTGAAGTAGAAAAAATAAAAGCATCCCCTGACGCTATTCATCTTTTTAAGCTGATGTCAACGGCAGCTGACCTATGAAGCTAAACGAAGTCTTAGATTTTCCTGTTGACCCAGGTAGCTTTGAGATCCTCAACCTACAAGGTTATGTGGACGAAGAGGTTTTTGCTTCTCTGCTTAAAGAGAAAGGTTTAATGCTAACTTATAACGGAGTTGAGCTTCGCAAGGCAGAGGCCTTCGAATCGATCTTACATCGCTTCTTTGGTATGGTGCGAGAGAAGTACAAAGCTGAGGTCAACAAAGGTTGGGTTCTGAATTTTAGCACCACGCTTAGAGCATATTATAACTGGAACAACATGTGCTTATACTTCGTAGAGGAGTACACGCTAAAGCATTCTGTTTCGTTGTCTGTCAAAGACTTTGAAGTCTATCAGCGAATTTCATATACAAGCACGCTGAAGAGGTTTGACTTTAAGATCCTCGAACTTGACCAGTATGAGGCTGAGACTAAAGACAGCAATGACCTCATAGACTTGATGAAAGTGCTATGAAGATTACTGAGCTTCTGCTTGCTAAGAGACCTGGATTTTTCGAGCTGCTAAGCCTTGACAGCTATGCAGACGAAGAGGTTCTTAAAGCTTTGCTCTGGGAACACCGCTTGATATTGTCATATAACGACTGGGAGCTCAACATTAAAAGAGCAACTAGCTCTCTGCCTGTGTTAGACAACGCTTATAATCTTGTAAGGACATACTTTAGACAGATCGGCCACCGTCCTGACAAAAAAGAAGATCCGAGCTACATCGATTTCCTTTTCAAGAAAACTTTATCACTTTTTTACGACCCGAATGACAAAAGCTTATATGCATCAGAAGCATTTGGCCCTGAAGACTCTAATCCTAAGAGTATGCATGTTATAGGGTATAAAGTTTCAGTCAAACAACAGTGGATATCTAACAACTATGAAGTGATGAAGCCTCTTGAGTATAGTAAGCTTATTGCTGGTAAAAATGACCTTATTGATGTCTTAAAAATACTTCTTGGACGCTGAAGATGACATTTAAACCGTTTCTCGCTGAAGGTTTGATCAAGCTGCCTCCGAAGATCGTAGCGGAGGCAACGAAGTTCTTGCTTGAGAAGCTACTAGCATACCTCTCGTCTTATGAAGAAGGTGACAAGCTAGACCGCGAAGTCTATGCTACGAACCTCAAGCGCTTCGCTGCTAAGCATGACCTCTCGAAGCCTTCAAGAGCTGAAGTTGAAAAAGCAGGTCGTTCAAAGCTAGCACAGACTGTGCTTAAGCTTGAAATCCCTGAGTCATACGTCTCAAGCATCAAGCGCCTCCATAAAGGTGAGATACATAAAGCATCATTCGCGATCAAGTATGTCATCGTGTTTTCGGGAAAACATGAGCTGCTTAACCCTGACGAGAGCGGAGCGTTTATAGAGAAACCTCCGACGTTGCTGCTTAACATCAACGCTCTTAACCTCGCTCGCGAAGATGTCGCGCAACAAGTCTATGTCGGCGCGTTTAAAGAGATCGAACGAAGGATCGAGTACGCGGTCACGACCCTTGAACACGAGCTGACTCACGCTGTGCAGTTCATGGTGCTAAAGCAACTTCACCCAGAGCAAGTCAGCAGCAGCGGAACACACGGAGCATCAGACAAAGGGTCGTTTGATGAGATCTACTACACCTCACAGCTTGAGTTTGATCCTCAGCTCAAGTCATCGTTAAAAGACTTTGAGCATCTTGTGCGTCGCAAGGGAGCGAAGACTAAAGAAGCAAAGCGTGAGCTTCTTCATAAGTTCACGTGGAGCGACACAGCAAAAGCTGACATCCCAGACGTTGGAGAAAAGGTAGTCTCAGGTCGAAGCCCGTTCTTCCAAAGCTTGAAGCGCGTTGACCACGCTAAGTGGAAGAAAGCTCTCAAGCTGTTCAGCACAAAGGTCAACATCGAAGAATTAACTAAATAGAAGCATGGATCACAGGCTCGAAGGCATGACATGAATTATCATGCTAGAGGAGAATTATCATTATAAGGCATTACTACTATAACGGACAGCTTAAGAAGGCTATCAAAGTCTTCGCTAACATCTTCGCTGGGATGAAGGTTCATACCGGGCTAGATGCGTGCGGTGAGATTCGTGAGCTTGAAGTCCCGATCCGTTACGGCTCGACCGACCGTGTGGCTTCAGCTATAGGGGCTCGTAACACGCAAAATCAACCATATACCTTGCCGATGATGACGTGCTACATGACAGGCATCGAGCTCTCACCTGATCGGTTGCATGGTGTCAACACCGTTGATCGTCGAACTTACCTCGAGCAAGGCGGTGTATATCCTGATGATGTAAAAGCGCTACGGCGAGTCATGCCTATCCCGTTTAATCTTCAGATGGAGCTCGCTATCCACTCGTCTAACACCGAACAAGCTTATCAGATCTTAGAACAGCTGATGATCTTGTTTGACTATGACCTTCAAGTTCAGTTTAATGACGCGACATTTGACTGGGGAAAAATCTCAAAAGTAACGCTTACTGGGTTAGGCAACGAAGAGGTCTATCCTACAGGGACTGAACGCCGTGTCCTGGTGTGGAACTTGACATTTGACTTTCCGATCTGGATCTCCCCGCCGTATGAAATTCGAAACAACATCATCGAGAGCATCTCGCTTAGCATCTCAGACATCACGGACTTCACGCTTGAAGAGATCGATGAAGACGGCAACCTCGCGCCGTTTGACCCAGTGCCACCGACCTTTGTCACGGTGCCTCCTACAGTTACTCCTGTCGAACCTCTCCCTCCGCCGTACACTCCGCAGCACTTTAACCCAGCTGAAGAAGCGTGTAGCGTTGATCCAAACACACCGTCAATCAACTTAACACACGAACTGTGATAAATAGTTAACAGTCATTTTAAGAGGGGAACTTCATGGCAGGTAACAAAGTAATCAGAACTGTAGCGACAACCTCGTCAAACATCGTGAGCTTTAGCGCTGCACCAAACATCGTTGACGACGTGACGCTGACGACAAACGCTTCTGTTCTTGTCAAACAACAGACTAACTTAGCCCAAAATGGAATCTACAAAGTCACGACTGTAGGCACAGGAGCCAACGGAGTTTGGGTTCGCACCACCTCACCTCACAAGCACGAACTGACCTCAGGAAGCGTGATCTGGGTTGACGGCGGCACTCGTCAAAAACAGCTGTATTACACCTGCGTGGGCGCTGAACCGTATGTTCCTGGAACCACGAATGTTTGGTTTGTGAGCATCGTGGGCCCGCTCAGAGCGACGGTCGCTACGCTACTTCCTGTTAACGCGATAAATGTAGGCAGAGAAGCTTTTGTGAGCGATGCTAACGGTGGTGTCGGAACAATTGCATTCTCAAACGGCACCAACTGGATTGATGTTAAAACTGGTCTTCCTGTAACCACATAATGTTTTCAGCCTGTCTGTTGAAGCGAAGGTGGATAAATAACTTCTATCAGAACTTGAGCGACGAAGCGCGTCAAGACTAGGAGATTTCATGGGAACATTATCACAAGTCGGTATCGCAGGCGTTGGCAACGGTATTCTTCATCCGAAACATAAGAACCGTTGGCGCGCTCTCTTCACCGGATTAGGTGGAACGCTAGGCGCTAGCGCAGGCGTGCCGAATGAGCTTTCGATGCAGGCTGTCACGGTTACTCGGCCTAGCCTCTCGTATGAGGAAGTTCAGCTCGATCGTTACAACTCGAGAGCGTATGTAGCTGGTAAGCATACATTTGAGGCTTGCAACCTGACGGTCGAAGACGATGTCACCAACAAAGCATCGAATGCTATCCAGACACAGCTCGAACGTCAGCAACGTTTGATCGGAGCTTCAGGCCCATGGCTGAACACCGAAGCTACAGCGTTCGGTTACAAGTTCGGGCTGGTCGTTGAGATGTTGGACGGCAACGAGACGGTAGTTGAAGCTTGGAAGTATGAAGGTTGCTTCCTCTCAGCCGTTGACTGGACCGACCTCGACTACTCGACAGGTGAGAAGGTCATCATCAACCTGACCATTCGCTTCGACCACGCACGTCAAGTCTTGATCCCGTCCGTCACCGGTTCGGCTATCGGTGGCTTGATTCAGTAACAGTCTTTAACATGACAAAGAGGGGATAGCCGCTCACAAGGCCGCTATCCTCTTTAAGTTTCTAAAGCAAACTATGAAGCTATCCTCGTTCTTCGAATCTCATGCTAGTCTTATAGCCAGCATTAGAATCTCAAAAGAAGTGCTTGATGCTGTCACGTTTGCTGATATCTTAGCAATTGTATCAGATGAAGATCACCTTGATTCATTTTTTCAGCTTACAGAAAATCATGACTTTTTAGTGAATGTCTTGTTCAATGAACAAGCGACCAAGCCAGGCTCAGGTTTTATCTTTGACATCTATGCTGTTCCTCTCACTGATGTCGCAAATGACATGTTAGGCGAGCATGGAATGCATTTTCAAGTACAAACTTGGTTCAACTACCGAAAGTTGAAATTTGAAAGTTCAGAGCTAAACAACAGAGCCATGTCAGAAACAGAAGCTCGTACATCCTTTCCAGATCATAAGTTTTGATTGTCATCCAGCCGGGTAAATAGCTTATATGTCACAGCTAGATGCGGCTCTCAACCAAGTAGGTGTCAACCTTAGCGGCTTTAACCAGTTCGGTTCAGCTGTTGAACAGTTTTCGACCCAGAACTTAACAGCCGCTGCGTTGTCAGAGGCGGCACAGATCGTTCAAAGCAGCCTGCTGACACAAGTAGCAGCTGGCATGGGTAATGTTCCGGTCGGCTCAGCAGGAGGTCTCGCGTTCGGAGGAGCAGGCGGTACGTGGGAGGCAATCCACTATGCAAATGACCTGATCCCTCATCAGCCTAAGTTTAAGTTCCTCTTCAAAGTAAGCTTTGTAGGTTTCGGAGCTCAAAACTTTGACTATTATGTCCTTCGTTGTGATAAACCTCGTGTGCAGTTTAACCACACAGATGTCAACTACTATAACTTTCGCACTCGTGTGCTGACATCGACCACTTTTCAACCGTTGACGTGCACGTTCTACGACGAGATCGGCAACACGACTAACGACATGTTTGCGATGTATTGCAAGATGGTCTCAGGGACGGCAGCAGGGAATTGGGGAATTGACAAAGGGTTTGGCATCGCATCTAGCACCAAGCCGTATCAGCAAGCATATTCAACCGCACGTGAAATCGTCGTCGAGCAGATCTTCGCTAACGGGCTGTTGTCGAATCGGTTTCGCTTTAAAAATCCTCGTGTCGAGTCATTTGACTTCGATGACTTAAACATGGAGGACAACGCTGGTAGCTTGCTCACGGTGACATTCTCATATGACGCCTTGAGCTGCGAGACGGTAGGACAGTCAACGATCAACACGTGGGGAAGCACAGACCTCTTGCGAGGCGGCGGCACGTCAGGTCCTTCAGCTGGCGGGGTGTCTTCGGTCTACGAAGACGGATACATGGCTCCGCTTTCTGCAAACGGGAACGGGATCGGCGGAGGTGTGAACCCTCGTACTCCTCAAGGTAGTGCCTTCTATGATGCCTTACGCGGCGGGATTGCGGCATTAAGCGAGCTCCCACCTTCTCTCGCTGACTTGGTTAGCAGCGGTCTAGGTTCGTTAGTAAACTCAATTTCAGACGGAGGTGAGATCTTCGTTGACTCTGGTCTAGATAACATCTCACGAGACGTAGCTGAGACCTTGAGCTCGATTCAGTCAGGCGCTAACCTTTCATTTCCGCCAGGAACAAGCTTTGGGACTAACTTTGGAGTTCCTGGGTTCAGCGAGTCTCTCACTGTTTTCCCGACCAGCGTCCCCGAAGGAGCTGAAGTTTTCTCGACTCCTGGCTTCTCATTCGGCTCAGTTGCTGATTCAGCACCGCCGTTCTCATTCGGATCTTTCCCTTAACTCCTTTGCCACAGTAAATAGCCTGCATAATCATGCTACAAGGCTATGGCAAAAGGACTCTTTACACCTAAGCATCCCGCGAAGTACCTAGGTGACCCGAGAAAGATTCGTTTTCTCAGCACGTGGGAACTCCGCTTTATGCACATGTGCGACTCGAACCCAAACATCTTGAAGTGGGGTTCAGAGGAGTTTCGTGTCAAGTACTTTCACCCTATCAAGAAGAAAGTCTGCGAGTACATCCCAGACTTCATCATCAAGTATCAAAACTTGAAAGGTGAGGTGCTCACAGAGGTGATCGAGATCAAGCCGGCTAAGCAGTCAGGTTTGGTGAGAGGAAACTTAAGCACCTATGACAAGATCCAGCTTGTGATCAACAACGCGAAGTGGACAGCAGCAAAAGCTTTATGTGACAACGCTGGGATCAAGTTTCGCGTGATCACTGATCACGACATGTTTCCTAAGAAGAGGGCATAACACGTGAAGCTCGCTGAAATCACTGATCTTAAATCAAAAAGCCAAGAGCTCGCAGACGTACCACGAATGTCTGATGAAGAGTTCAATATGATTGCGAAGCTCTAAAAAATGAAAATACTCGAAATTCTTGACCACAAGCTTGACAGCGCGTTAAAGAAGTTAGACATGTCAGATGACAAAGACCGGGCTATGATGCATATTCTTTTGAAGTCAAGATACGACTTTCAAAAACATCTGTTAGGTCGTGAACCTTCAAATCCCCCGAAGGACATGGGTGATGTAATTATCTGGCTACACTTGCTAAGCTATAGCGGAAGAGACGGGATTGATGAAGAAAGTTATCAGATAGATGATGATCTGTCAGTTAAACTACTTTTCGGTTTGAAACTCTACCTTCGTGACATAAACACTGACGATGTTGACGGTAGAGCTCATGAAGGCACCAAGCATCAAGTAGATCCGTTACCGATAAAATTCAAACCTCTGACTGGTGCTGGAGCGTTAGATGTCTCTATAGAGACACAAATCTCTAACCTTGATAACTTTCCTAATGGTTGTAATCTGTCTATCAGCAATGGAACGCTAAAGTCATTTAAGTCAAATACGCTTTCTAAGCTCGAAAGGTTTGAAACAGGTAATAACGTAAACGTGCCAGAAGTTGATGCTAAACTTTCATTTGGACAGATGGTGCTAGGCCATCATAGCTCGTCAAATTTTGAACTTACATTTAAAGAGATGTATAAGCGTGGATGTAAGGTAGATACATTTTATTTTGACATACCTGACAAGCACTTCATTCAGATGAAACCATTATACTTGGCTGCGTTAGGGCTTAAACACGTGCACGATACCCAGTCAAATAACAAGAATCATCAAAAATTTGCCAAGTTACTACAAGAAAATCCCGACAACATCATCGGCTTGCAACACGCTTTGATGGATGAAGGTTTAGACAAGTATGCACAGCTTTAGGAGATCATATGGATGAGATAAATTCTACACCGCTTGAAGACATCTTTAACCTAGAACCTGGTTCGACGCCTAAAGCCGTGATTGTCAAGGCTAGCTCGGCTGATCTTGTTGACCCGACAACCGGTGAGATCATCGAGCGAGCTGTAGACGCAGATGCGCCAGCATTAGCTAAAGAGGAGAGGATCGAAGACCTCAAGCTTGATGCTCAGCTCACGACAGTTCATATCGCGGCCATGGAGGCCTTCGAAGCTCAGCATGCTCTCTCGCAGCAAGTTGATCCTAAGTTCTCAGCTCGGAACTCAGAGGTAGCAGCTCAGTATCTCAACATCGCTCTCGACTCTGTCAAGACCAGAGGTGACTTGAAGTACAAGCGTCAGAAGATCCGCATCGCGACTAATGTTGACGGTTCTAGCAGGACTCCGACACAGAATAACCTCATCATCGCTGACCGCAATGACGTGCTTCGCTCGCTCTTCAGCCAAGACTTTGAGAAGACTCTCAAGGGTACGGTGAAAGATGACATCTTAGCGGACAAGAACGGATGAAAATCAGCGAGCTCTTAGTTGAAACTCACTTAAGCGACAGGAAGGTGAAGCTTAGCAACGGCACTGTCAACATCGTGTGCAGCGCTAGCTTAGGATTTGCTAAGACGGTGGAGTTTCAGTGGATTCGATTTTATGTCTGGAGAGACACGGACAGCCTTCATCCAGACGGGCCAGAACTGACGGAAGAATTTGAGCTGTCAGATGTCTATGACACACAAGAAGTTAGAAAGCTGATCAAAGGTCTTCTTAAGTATTTTAAGAAAGCTGGCACCGTCGAAGCCGTAGAGGAGTTCTTAGAAGGCGCTAAAGAACATGACAACTTTTCAATGTTAGCCGCTAAGATGATCAAGGAGCCATGATGCGGTTTAAGTCACACATCGATGAAGCTGCACCGAAGAGCGCGAAGGGAGAGGTAGAAAGAGCTCTGACTGATCTCAAGACGACGGCCGCCGATACATTGTTTTTGCGCAACAAGCATCTTACCTCTCTTAAGATGTTAGCAACTCCTAAGATTGTACATGCTGTGCAAGCTGATCATAACTTGCTTAAAGACCTCGAAGGCTCACCTCAAGCGGTGAACGGGTCCTTCTCGGTTGATCACAATAAGCTTATATCTTTGAAAGGTTGTCCTAAGAAAGTAGGATCATACTTTTCAGTTTCAGATAATAGCTCACTTTCGTCTCTCGAAGGCGGGCCTGAAGAAGTAGGCACGGCATACTACTGTGGCAACACAAGCATCAAGAACTTTAAAGGGATCGGAACAATAGGTTCTAGCCTTTATGCCTCTAACTGTAAGCTTACTTCGCTTGAAGGCTTGAGCATGAAATTTTTACAAGAGCTTGATGTTTCTGGAAATCAGCTTACAAGCCTGATCGGGTGTCCGACTCAAGACATCACTGAGCTTGACGCGAGCAGCAATTTGCTGACAAGCTTAGAAGGTGTTCCTCAGAGAATAGGAACTCTTAACGTAGCACAAAACAAAGGTTTAGTTTCTTTAGAAGGGATCGGTCATAAGTTTCTCAAGGTGTGTGAACGCATCGACGTGACAGGTTGCAAGATCAAGACTAACGCGTTAGGCCTCCTCATGATTTCTGGTCTTGATCAGATTGACGGAGACTTCGAAGGTTTAGAAATCATTCAGAAGCATCTAGGGACCGGTCAGTCTGGGCTCATCGATGCACAACACGAGCTGATCGAAGCTGGCTTAGAAGACTTGGCGGAGCTATGAGATTCAAAGAACAGCTTGTTGCTAGGCCAGGTGATGAGGCTAAGACACCAGCTGAGAAGAAGGTCCTGATCTTATCTTGGCTTAAGAAAAATAACTTTCACAACTGCATTGTCAATGATGACGGTGAGGTAGACTCACCCACCTCTATTGACTTAGGAATGATGAGGTTTAAAGCCTCAAGCTATGCTGGGCTTAAATCAGTGTTACCTAAGTTTGGAACTATCCACGGATCTTTTGACGCATCGACTATCGGAGCAACCGAGCTGTTAGGATGGTGTCCCCATACCGTGACAGAAGCATGTAACCTCAACAACAACCACTTAAGCGATTTAAGAGGCGCGCCGAACACCGTAAACGGGAAGTTTGATGTCGCTCATAATGAGCTTTCAACCTTTGAAGGCGCCCCTCGTTTAGTCGATGCTTTCGCTGCATCAGGCAATAACCTCTCATCATTTGAAGGTTGTACTCCTGATATCGGGATGTATCTCGACATCAGAGAAAACAAGTTCAAGTCTCTTAAAGACATCAACAAGCACGTCAAGAAGCTTGACGGTTTCTTAGCTATCAGCGGGAATGATATCACAAGTCACGTCATGGGTGTCTTCTTAATCGAAGGTCTCACAAGCCTCCAGTTTAACAGGGGTGATCAACGCTGGGCTGAGATCGTGAATGACCACTTAAGCTTACCAGACCGCAACCCAGCCATAATTGAATGTCAGCATTTGCTGATCGAAGCAGGATATGAGGAGCTAGCTCAGATATGAAGTTCAAAGCATATATGCTGACTGAAGCAACAACAGACTTGCACGAGCTCGCTGTCGAGCTAGCTAACAGCATGAAGACTATCATGCCGCCAGAAAAATATTCGACGACTAAGGCTGACAAGCTGATAGATGCTGTTGATGAGATAGCAGCCGGGATCAAGGATGACAAGATCTACAACGCTGCGTGGACCGATGCTAAGAGCACGATCTACTATCGGTTTGAGGAGCTGTACAGCTCTCTCTATTATCGAAAGATCGCGGCTGACTATGACGGTGACAAGAATCACAACTACAACCCGAACATGCATCGTTGGGTCCTCGACAATTATGACATCAGCCCAAATATCAACGCTAACAACATCAAGAGTCAGCTAAAGCTGATCGACAAGGTTTTACCAAAGCTGAACGGGCATGACAAGAAGCACGCGGAGGAGCTTGGTGAGATGTTGAAGAAGTTCGAGCTGATCAGCGACGGGATCAAGTCTTTGAAGTCTAAGACTATCAAAGGACGTAAGCCAACTGAGCCAGACCCGAATGCTTTTTACAACAAGGTCGGCTCAAAAGATGCTCAAGAGCTCGTTCGTAAGCACTTGCTAGCAAACATCACGCCGTCTCTAGACGAGTATGAAAAGGAGATGACTAAGTTTTTCAAGAGCGAGATCGATGACTTAGCATCGAGGACAGAGATCAACGGGAACAGCCTTGACGGCCTGACACAAATTGTCTTGCAAAGTTGCTTTGACTATAAGGTCGAGTATGATAAAGGTCGTGTAGGCAATCGAACTTATGTGATCAAGGGAAAGAATGACAGAGCTGTCGGTTGGCCTGCCGCTGAAGCCGGGCGGATGCGTAAGTCAATGGAGGAAGGGTTCCTCGCTAAGAACATCCGCAAGCTTAGCAACATCATCGACCTCAAGGGTAACCTGACGAAGATCACCGACTTGCCGTCAAAACCTGTCAAGGTCTCGAAAGGCCGAGGTTCGTTAGAAGCAGGATTTAAGTTTCTCTTCAATGACTCGGCTGAGTTCTCTGTTGTCAACAAGATCATCACAAACTACTCGATGCGTGGGCTGCCGTTCTACCAATATCCTACGACCTTTCATGACGTGAAGCTCGCTGACGGTAAGAAGCTAAGCATGCCGTCTGAAGAGAAGATGGTCAAGGACTTTCCTAAATGACAGATTCGTTTGAGCTTACTACTCTTGACAGCTATGTCGATGAAGAGCTGTTGTATTTTATCATAACAGACAAAGGGTTAAACCTTACATTCGACCGCTCTTCTGTCTGGGGAAACATCTATGTTAGCTATCGTAATCGTTCTATAAGAGAGTTTCGAACTCTGACAGCAGATCATCTTCGAAAAGAGTGGACCGCAAAAGAACGTCAAAATGCTCCTGACATGAACAGCCTTTTGATCGGCGATCATATCGAGGCTTTCGTGTATGATCCTAAGGCTAAAGAGCTGATGATGAAGTTCATCATCAGCGCTAAGGGAGTGATCTCAAGAACATTTTGTTTTAAGCTGCTTGACAGCAGTTCTTCTGCTATTCCAGAAAACTGGGTTAGAAAAATTCCAAATGTGAGGCTTGAAAAGTATGAACATGTCAACTTGCTAAGGCTTCACAAGCTCACAAGAAATCAAATCGCCTGACATGAAGCTAACCGATCTTCTCACAGAGGTTATTGCTTTATCAAAAAGCAAGTATGAGCTGCTGAAGTTTGAAGCCGCTGATGAAGACGTGTTGATTCACGTCATGAAGCAAGATGATGATACTAATGACTTGGTTTTTAACAGGGTAGTAATCATGCAGCCTGGAGCCAACTATAACAGCAATTATCTCATAGGGAGCATGGAATCATTTGTTATTAAGAAAGCTGGTGAACAAAATGATGCTGCTTACGGTAAGTTTGGTTGGACAGGTGATGATGTCAGAACAATCAGCGCGGTCTATAACTTTGAGAAGAAGCAAGTCATAGCTGTGTTTGAGTTGATAGACACTCATTGGAAGTTCGGAAAAGCTGCGAAGCATCCTAAAGAAAGACCTAGTCCGTTCAAGCATGCCGGTGATGTCTCGCTTGAAAACAAACCTTGGATCGTGACAGCTTCCGCTAGCAGCTCAAGCAAGCGTTGCAAGTTTCAAGCAGAAGCAGGACGACGTTCAAAACAAGCAAACGAGCTTGACTTGCTCTATATTATAAAGGCTTTCAGTTGAAGCTGCTTGAGCTCATAGGCGTGAAGAAGTACCAAGACAAGACCATGGACGAGCTTGGTGTCCTCCTCACGACCATGACACCGTACAAAGGAGCAGGCTTCGGGTTATTCTCGAGGGTGTTCAAGAAAGACAACAAGCTCTACAAGTTTTGGATGGGCGACAGCGCATATGACAAGTTCTTAGACTATGTTGTCAAGCATCAAGACAACCCATGCTTGCCGAAGGTGCTCTCTAAGATCAGGACGATGAAGGTCTTCTTCAAGAGGCACAAGAAAACCCCTGACGTGCTTAAGCATGTTCAGCTAGAAGAGCTAAAGCCTGTGACCGACAAGACAAAGATCAAAGCCCACTCAGGAGGACAAAATGGCCTCGGAGCATACGAGCCAGAGGAGGTTGAAATCTATGCTGTCTGCTCAGCGTTAGCAACGGCTGAAAAAGACGTCGGTAAAGGAGCTGACAAGATCTATGAAAAAGCGGTCAAGTACCTCAACAAAGAGCTTGAGTATGACCAGGTTAAAGACCCTAACTTGATCAACATCTTGAAAACTGTAGCGGAGATCATCTCGCTACCTGCCATCGAACCAGACCTTCATAGCGGAAACTTCATGATGAGAGGGGATCATCAGCTGGTGATCATCGATCCAGGTGTTGTCAAGGAAGACCGTGAGCTGATGTCATGGCTCAAAGACTTAAAGCTGCACGGTGACGAGTCAACAGCAGACATCGTGTCAGGCACCAAGAAAACAAACTGAGGATAGATATTCAACTGAAGAGGATTTTTATCATGCCTAACGCATTAGTTAAAAAATACGCTGAGAAAGCAAAATGCTCAGTAGAGCATGTTGAGGAAGTTTGGAGCAAAGCTAAAGAGGTCGCGAAAGAACGGTTCAAAGGAACAACGAGCCCGAGCTATTGGGCATACGTTAACGCGATCACCCAGCGTGGCTTGAAGCTGAAAGAATACAGCTTTAAAAAGTTTAGCCAGTTTACACCAGACATGGAAGCGGTACCTCCTGACATGGAGGTAGCTATCAGTTCGCCCGCTGAGCCGCAAGCAGCACCTCCTCTCGAAGCACCCCAGCCAGAAGCAATTGCTCCAGAAGCTCCAGCAGAAGTTCCAGCAGAACCTCAAGTCGTACCTGCACAGCCAGAACCTGAGGTGCATGTCGGCGGAGGCAAGCTTGTCTCAATGCTTTTTGGTGCTCGAGACTGGGCGCACACGCTGCATTTGAAGACCTCAAGCCACGCGGCTCACCTAGCGCTAGGCGAGCTTTACACTGAGTTGGTTGACCTCGCTGACGGGTTCGCTGAGACAGCACAAGGAAAGCATGGTCTCTTGTCTGTGCTTGCATGCTCGTCTGAATTTGTTGACACGGACGAGCGTGGCTTCATCTCTAAGCTGGCGAGCTGGCTTGAGACTGAAGGTAGGGCGTGCATCGAACCGACCGACACCTATCTCCTCAACCAGTTAGATGAAATTCTTGCAGCGGTCTATCGCGCTAAGTACAAGCTTGAAAACTTAAAATGAGCTTGACGCTTAAGCAGTTCGGCGAAGGAAAGAGAACAAAAGCTTCTCCTAAAGAGCTTGAGATCTCTGAGCTCAAGACAGCAGGTGACGAGGACGTGCTCGCTGAGCTGATCAGCAGCCAGAACATGGTCTTGACATACTTAGGAGATGACATCAACGAGCTATTGAACATCAAGTATCCTACTTTTGCTTATGAGTATCTTAAAACTACAAACGCAAAAGGTACTGAGATGACATGGAACCATCCGTTAAAGAACATCTCCCTTCAGACGATGCTTAAGAACGGAGGTAAAGAATGTTGGCATAGAGGCAAATACTATAACATCGCTTATCTACCTGGGTCTCAGTCACTCTTTGTTTATATGCTTTTTTCGATGCTGGTCAGGCCGATGATCGACGGTATTATGAATCAAAAGAGGTTCTCGCTTAATCATTTCATCATCGAAGATCATAAAGGGAAGCTAACTCCTGTACCACAACTTCCAAACCCAAGCGACAGGATAAGCTTAAATCGTATCTTTCCAAAGCAGATAAATGCACCAGGTACCGAATATCATACATGGCGTAGGACCGTGACAGCATCATAAGGACAGCATGAGTAAGTCAGAGCTTATAAAAAGAGCATATACAGAGAGCGAGTACACGACCGAGCAAGTCATCGAGCTAAAACGATGTGCGAGGGACCCGCTCTACTTCATGCGCAACTATATGAAGGTGATGCATCCGACCAAAGGTGCTGTCAAGTTTGACCTGTTTGACTATCAAGAACGCTGTGTCAAAGCGTTCCAAGAGAATCGATGGGTGATCGTCAAGTGCGGTCGTCAGATGGGCAAGACTACGGTCATCGCGGCATACCTTCTCTGGTTTGCTTGCTTCCACTTTGAAAAGTACATCCTCGTCGCTTCGAAGGATAACGACGCGGCTGTGGATGTCATGGATCGGATTCGTTTCGGTTATGAAGAGCTGCCGCACTGGCTCAAGCCAGGTTGCCTCTACAACAACCGACATGAGATCGTCTTCGACAACAACTCAGCTATCAAGTCAACAGCTACTACCGAGAACACAGGTCGCGGTCGCGCGGTCTCGCTCTTGATGTTGGACGAGCTGGCTTTCGTGAAGAGCGAGATCCAGGACGATATGTGGGCGTCTCTCGCGCCGACGTTATCGACAGGAGGTTCTTGTATCGTGTCATCCACGCCGAACGGTGACCAAGACCTCTACGCTCAGCTGTGGCGCGCAGCGAACACGTTCGCTGGTCTTGAACCTGGTGAGAACGGCTTCATGCCGGTCAATGTCGAGTGGGACGAACACCCAGATCGCACACCGAAGTACAGGGACGAGATGATCGCCAAGGTGGGTGAGGAAAAGTGGGAGCAAGAGTATGAGTGTAAGTTCCTCTCGTCTGACCCGCTGCTCATCAACTCTTTAGTCTTGCAGTCTCTAAACGGTCGCCAACCGTTATTCATAGACAAAGGCTTTAAGTTTTGGCAGCGGATCGAGCCTGGTAGAACTTACATGGTAGGTTGTGACGTGTCTGAAGGAATCAAGAAAGACTTCTCGACGATTGAGGTGTTCGAGCTTGAGACGTTGAAGCAAGTTGCGGAATTTCGAAACAACACCGTGAAAGAAGGACCGTTCTACCAAGCGATGAAGTGGGTGATCATCTACATCTTAAATCATCGAAACCCACAAAGCGGTAAGAAGGCTTCGGTCATCTGGTCATTTGAAAACAACAGCGTGGGAGCCGCTATAGCGGCTATGCATTATGCGGATGAGAAGTTTCCTGAAGAGGCAGAGCTCGTGTCTCACGGAACTAAGATCGGGATGCCTACGAGCCACAAGTCAAAGTCTATCGCGTCACGTGACTTAAAACGTTTGCTTGAGCGGTCAACCTATCCGCTTGAGATCTACTCTGTAGAGCTCATTAGCGAACTTAAGAACTACGTGCAGTCTGGTTCAAAAGGAACATACCATGCTAAGAGCGGCTCGACTGATGACTTAGTCGCTGCTACTCTCATCATCACCAGGCTGATCAACTACATCTCGACTTATGAGCCGGATGCTTTCAACAAGCTTTACGGGTCTGATGAGGAGTTCTTTGATCAGACCACGAGCGAGTTTGACGAGCCTATGCCGATGGGTATCATCTAATTAGCTATAAATACATGCTTACACGGAGGTTACGCACATGCAAACTCTTTACATTCTTATCATTGTAGCGGTTGTTGCTGGGTTGGTATACTGGGTTTGGAAGCGAGGACGAGAAGCGAGCGGAGCCGCTGACCTAGATTGGGAACCTACTCCAGTTGTAACACCTCCAGCGCCAATAGTAACACCACCGACACCAGTACCTGACTGGGAACCCGCTGGTGGCGTTGTTGTATCAGCACCTGTTGCAGAGGCCAAAAAGCTAGCAGCGGTAGCTGTTCCTAAGAAACCTCGGGTTCCTCGAGCTAAGAAAACAGATCGCCCGATGCGATAAAAAATCCACCTCCGCGTTTAGTGAACCGGGCCTCGTGCCCGGTTTTTTTGTCAGCAATAAAATATCATTCTTATGATGACAGATGTAAAATTAAGCTATAAATACAATTGCTGACAGCACATTGGTGATGTTGATCAGTACAGTAATAATTATTAACTCCTGTCATAAAAGGTACTACCATGGATAAGAAAGAGCAATATGCTCGTCTCAAAGCAGCACTTGGCAAGCGTAACACCTCCAACGAGAACAGCGGCTTTTGGGATAAGTTTTATCCCTTCTACAAGATGGACTTCGACGAAGTTGCCATCTTTCGCTTCCTCCCAGACCTTGATGAGATGAACCCGCTTGGGTTTGTCGTCGAGAACAAATATCACGAGCTCCTGATCAACGGGAAGAAGAAGCGCATCGCTTGCGCTCAGATGTACGGTGATCCGTGCGCGTGCTGCGAGGCTTCGCAGAAGTACTACAATGAGCTCGGTGACGAAAAGATGGGCAAGTCATTCTGGCGCAAGATTGATTATGTCGCTCAAGGTATCATCGGCTCGACTCCCTTTGATTATCCGATCAAGCCTGAAGAAAATCCTGTTCGGATGATCTCTCTTGGCCCGAAGCTCTTCAAGAAGGTCGAGACCGCGATCCTGAGCGGTGACTTCGATGTGCCACCGTATGACTTGACCGAAGGCTTTGACTTCCGCATCATGAAGACTCGTCAAGGTGAATATGCTGACTACGGAAACTCAGAGTTCTCCCGTAGGCAGACCGCTATCAGCGAAGAGCTGCTCGGCAAGATCGTGCTGTATAACCTGAAAGACTTCAGGTACGGCAAGATCGAGCGTTCGCAGATGGAGACGATGATCGAAGCGTACTTAACAGGCCGTAGCTACGAGGATGACAAGCCTGCCGTCGATGCATCAACATCGACAGGCAACTCGAACCTCGACGCGCAGTTGGCTGAACCGAAGGTGACAGCGCCTGCGGCTGAAGTCATTGCGGCAGCAAAGGGTGAAGCCCCGACAGCAGCAGCCGCGCCTGCGGCCGCCGCAGCAGGTACTTCTCGTGCTCAAGAGATCCTTGCGCGCTTGAAGAACCGTCAAGCAGCTACCCAGAGCTGAGCAGGCTCAACAGCCTGTTGCAGGGGCCTCGCTTCGGCGGGGCCTCTTTCCTCTTCATCGGATTAAAATGCTCCCATTTCTAGAGAAGTTTAAGAAAGACATCTCAAAGCTAGAGAATGTCAACCTAGATGCTAGGCCGCCTACTTTTTGGTACAGCGTTGGCAACTTAGCTATCAACCGCATCATCTCAGGTTCTTACCGACGGGGCGTTCCTCAAGGACGAGCGACAGCTATTGTAGGCCCGTCTGATTCAGGCAAGTCATTCGTCCTCTCAAACTGCATGAAAGCGGCCCAGGACGAAGGAGCCTTCGTGCTAGCTATTGACTCTGAGAACGCGCTCGACTATAACTACCTGCGCCGTGTAGGGGTCAAGACTAACGCTGAAAACTTCCTCGGCATCGGCGTCGTGACCGTGTCCGACACGGTCGAAGTCTTGTCTGAGTGGATCGGTGACTACATCAAAGAGTACGGTCGTTACAACGCTAAGGGCCCGAAGGTGTTCATCGGGATCGACTCGCTCTCGATGTTGCTTACAGAGGCTGAGAACGAGCACTTCGAGTCAGGCGAGCAGAGAGGTGACCAGGGTCAACAAGCAAAGCAAGTCAAGCACTTCCTCAAGACCATGGTCTCGCGGATGAAGATGACTAACATGTCGCTGGTCGCGACGGCTCACGTCTACGGAGCTGATCCTCTCAAGGGCGAAGGGTTGTACTCGGTCACGCCTGCTTTACGCTATGCTTGCTCGCAGATCTTGCTCGTGACGAAGCTTCGCCTCCGTGAAGAGGTAGCCACAAAAGGTAAGGACAAAGACATCATCGGCATCCGGTTGAAAGCTGAGACGTTCAAGTCTCGCTTCGCTAAGCTAGGCAGCAGGATCGAGATCGAAGTCCCGTATGACAGAGGCTTAGACCCGCATAATGGCTTGCTTGAGATGATGCTCTATGATGACGTTGTCACGCAAGGCGGTGCATACTACACCTTAGACTATCCAGGCTTAGGAGCACCGATCAAGTTCATGAAGCGTGACCTGTCACCTGAGATCATCGAGAAGATGCTTAACCACCCGTCTATCCTCGAACGCGAAGCGCTCTTTGACGAGTTTAATGATGCTGAAGAGGAAGAACCAGAACAACTTCCTGAGAGCAAAAAGGAAACAACATGACAACATTTAAACCTCTACGTGATTTTATCCTTGTCGAGCTGATCAAGCCGGCCTTAAAGCAAGGTGGAATCATCGTCGCGTCAGAAGAACAGCTGAAACCTACCAAAGGGAAGGTGCTCGCTGTAGGACCGGGCTTGTATGAAAAAGGCGTGCTCGTCGAAGTACCTGTTAAAGTCGGTGACATCATCACGTGGCCGAAAGGTTCAGTCATGACTTTCAAGGTTGACGGAAAAGATTTTAGCGTTGTGCCTGCTTCTCAGCTCATCGGGGTCGAGCGCTGACACATGTCTCTGGTCAACAGCCTCAAGAAACCTGGAGGCTTAGCACAGGTTCCAGATAAGCTAGAGCTTTACACTCAGCTAATCACCGCCGCTGAACCTCTGTTTGACC